CGGCAGGCCTGCCAGACCACTATGCAAAAGGCAATTATGGAAATGCTGCTCTCCACCGGGTGCCGCGCAGCAGAACTTGTATCCATCAAAATCGCGGACATGGACGAGGATAAGGTTTCAATTCTGGGCAAGGGCGGCAAGTGGCGCACGGTGTACATCAACGCCAAGGCTTTCGTGGCTATAAAAAATTATCTGGCTGACCGCAAAGACACAAACCCCTATCTCTTCCCGCGAGAAATCAATACGAAGGATCGCACGATGATTTCCAACTTCAGCCGAAAAGACTGGTTCAAAGACCCCCGACTGGTGACAAAAGCGGACCACTTCGGGCGCGACAGCGTCAACAACATGGTTCGCACTATCGGTAAGCGGGCCGGGGTCAAGGGTGTGCATACTCACCGTTTCCGCCGCACCTGCGCCACGCAGGCCCTGCGGCATGGGATGCCGATTGAACTGGTTTCAATGATGCTGGGCCAC